AAATGGTCAGAATTGATGACAAAGTTAAAGAAGTCATCACAAAGATCAAGCTGGAAGAAGCAGCAATTGCCCATAGACAGAACACAATTGAAGGTTCTGCTCCAGAAGTTTCAGTAGCTACTTAATCAAAAGCTACATCGTTGGAAAAATTCCACTCCACACTACAGGCTCTCTTGCACTCTATTAAAAAGTAGTATATAGTTTTGATACTATACATAAATAAAATTAAATGTAGACGCGTATAGTCGACAACCCCTAGGGACTACATTTAAATATTCTAGGAGGATATTAATATGGCAAATACTACATTTACAGGACCGGTACGATCAGAAAACGGTTTTGAAATAATCGATAAAAGTACAGTTACAGGTGGAATCACATCTACAATGAGCTTAAAAGAGTTCACAGCAACTATCACAGTTGCAAATGGAGCAACTACTGGAAAAGAAACATCTATCCAGATCCCAACAAACTTTATTCCATTAGGAATTGGAGTCATAGTAACAACTGCAGCAGTAAACAATGTTAACTTAGTTGATATTGGAACTGATGCAGATACAGACGGTTATGTTGATGGAGCTTCTTTAGCTCTTAACACAACTGGTTGGAAAGGTTTCTTAGGCTGCAATGGTGTACTTGGTATGTCTGGTTTTGCACCAGGTGTAGCAGGATTAACTGGAGACGAAGTTGAGTTAGTTGTTTCTGCAGATCCAGGTGGAGACACTGTAATCGTTCTTAAAATTTTAGGAATTGATTCAAGTACTGACACACAGTAATAAATAATTAGTGTGGGGCTCCGGCCCCACATATTAATTTTAAGGAGAATAATATGGATTCAGATCAGAAAACATTACAAAAAGACACTGGTTCAGCTTCAGTTATGAGAGCGGCTAGAACTAGAGTTACTTCTATTCAAGCAAAAGGAATTGCAGGTTCTGTTTTAACTTTACATGATGCAGCAACTACAGGTGCAGCAGCAGGAAGTAATTTAAAAGCTACTTATAAATATGGAACTGAAGGACTAGAAGTTTACATACCAGGTTCAGGTATTTTATTCCAAAATGGAATAATTGGTACACTAACACAAGGTTCTGGTACAGATGGAAGTGTTACGTTAACTATTACTGGAGCGTAAGCTCATGGCTAACACAACTTCTGGAACAACTACTTTTGATAAAGATTTTTCTATTGATGAAATAGTAGAAGAGTCTTTTGAACGATTAGGTATACAACAGGTAACAGGTTATCAATTAAAAACATCAAGAAGATCCTTAAATATAATGCTTCAAGAATGGGGTAATAGAGGTATTCACTATTGGGAAATAGCGAATACAAACATAGATTTAATTGAAGGTCAAGGCGAGTATAAATTTTTTAGAGCAGCTGCAGATGGTACGAGTGCAACAACTCTTCCAACTAATGGCATTTATGGAATGTCCGATGTCCTTGAAGCGCAATTAAGGAATGACTATAATCAGACCGATCAATCAGATAGCCCTATGACAAAAGTTGATAGATCAACTTATGCTGCTTTTTCTAACAAACTTTCTCAAGGTTCACCAAATCAATATTGGGTACAAAGATTCATTGATCATGTTAGTATAAACGTTTATCCAACTCCGGATTCAACTAATGCATCTAAAAATATGAGTATTTATTATATAAAAAGAATTCAAGATATTGGTGCTTATACAAATGCAACTGATATGCCTTTTAGATTTGTACCATGTATGGTTTCAGGATTGACTTATTACTTATCAATGAAGTATGCTCCACAATTAACTCAACAAATGAAATTAGTTTATGAAGATGAATTTCAAAGAGCACTTCAAGAAGATGGTTCAGCTTCAAGTACATATATTACACCAAAAGTTTATTACCCAGGTACATAACTATGTCTAAATACGCATCAGGTAAACATGCAAGAGCTATATCAGACAGATCTGGTATGGAGTTTCCATGGAAAGAAATGGTTAGAGAATGGAATGGTTCGTTAGTTCATTTTTCTGAATTTGAACCTAAACAACCACAATTAGAACCTAAACCTTATGGTGGTGATGGTATTGCTTTAAGTCAAGTAAGGGTAGCTAGAACAGAACCAATTACAACTGTAGTTATTTCTAATAATGGTTTTGAAACATATGCTGCAGGATCAAGTATTATAAATGTTTTTTCACCAGGACATGGTTTAACAAATGGAACAACTTATTTATTTAGAGGTCCACCTACAACTTCACCTGGTACAGGTACAACAACTAATCCAGTTTTTGCCTATGCAACAATTCCTAATTTTGATGGAATAACAGGTGCACAAATAGGCCAGGGTTCAGGGTATGCTATTACAACAGGCAAATATGTTAGTAATACAGGAAGTGGAAGTCCGGGAAGAAATACATCAGACTATTCATTAAGTAACTTTTTCCATTTTACAGTTAATACAGATACTGCTACAACAGGAAATATAAAAGGAGGAGGTTATGGTTGTTCAGTAGGACCCATAACTATAACACCATGATTAAAAAAATTAAATATTTTATATGTAAAATTTTTAACATTAAAGCATGTCAATGTGAAGTAGATGAACATATTGAAATGTATGAAGAAGTGAGAACAGACAAACAAGAAAAGATACGTAGAAAACATGGAGAATCAGAGTAATGGCTTACACTTTAGCAAATTTACAGGATGATATAAGAAACTATACTGAAGTAGACAGTAGTGTTTTTTCAACAAGTGTGTTGGATACTATTATTAAAAATTCAGAAAATAAAATCTATAGAGAAGCGGATAGTGATGATAATAGATTTTATGCAACATCTGCTTTAGTTAGTGGAAATAGATATGTAACTATTCCAAATGATTTAAGATTTATTAGATACGTTCAACTAACTGATGCAGCAGGTAATCAAACTTTTTTAGAAAAAAAAGATACTAGTTATATGGCTACTTTTTATGACACACCTTCAACTGCTTCTGGGATTCCTAAATATTATGGTAATTGGGATGCTGAATTTTGGGTAGTAGCACCCACACCAAATGCACAATTTTCAATAACTTTAGCGTATACAAAACAACCTGTAAGTATAACAAGTACAACTTTACCAACAACTGCAAATCCAGCATCCACTGTTGGAACTTATACAAGTAATAAATATCAGGATTTACTTTTGTATGCTTGTCTGGTAGAAGCATATGGATACTTGAAAGGTCCTGTAGATATGTTACAATACTATACTCAAGCGTATGAAAAAGCTTTACAATCGTATGCGATCGAACAACAAGGTCGTAGACGCCGAGACGAATATCAAGATGGTGTTATTCGTACTCCTTTAAAATCACCGTCACCGTAAATTTAAGGAGAAAATAATATGGCAAATATAATACCGTTCGCATTTAGAGGAGAACTCTTTTCGGGAACACATAATTTCGCTAATGGAGGAGATGAGTTCAAAATAGCTTTGTATACATCTAATCCATATAGTACATCAAGTGATGTTGTACTTACAACTAATGAAGTTAGTTCTTCTGGTAGTTCAAACTACGCAAGAAAAACTTTAAATTCACAAGCAGTAGCTAGTGGAACTGCAGTTGCTTCAGTTGATTTTGCAGACAGTACTTGGACTAATGCTACTTTTACAGCAGCGTTTGCAGCAATCTACAATGATGACAAGAGTGATAAATTATGTGTTGTATTAGATTTTGGTGGAAACAAAACGGCTACTAATGGTACGTTTACAGTTTCTTATCCTGATCCAAGTACACCAGCCAATGCTATTATAAGCATGGCGTAAGGAGAAAATTAAATGGCGTTTAAATTAAACGATAGGGTTAAAGAAACTAGTTCGACTACTGGTACGGGTACGTTTACACTTGGTGGTGCGGTAACAGGTTTTGAAACTTTTGCTGCAGGTATAGGTGGAAGTAATACTACTTACTATTGTATTTTTGAATCAGGAACAAGCAGATTTGAAGTTGGTTTTGGAACTTTAAACGGAGGAGCAAGTACACTTGCTAGAACTAATGTTATATCTAGTTCTAATAGTGATGGTCTTGTAAATTTTCAAAATGCTACAGAAGTATTCTGTACAGTGCCTGGTGCAAAGATAGGTTTACCAAATCCTGAAGAATATGGTTCTTCATCAGCGCCAAAAATAATCACTGTTAAAGTTGGAACAAAAACTGCAGCCCATCCGTATTCAGGTCAAGGATCTTCAAGTGCATATTTCTTTGATGGATTAGAATCGCCAGCAATTACATTTTCAGGTGCAGATTCATCTTACAAATATTATTATAGATTTGATCAATCTGATTCTACTAACTCAAGTCACCCTTTACGATTTTATTTAGAAGCAGACAAATCTACAGCTTATACTACAGGTGTAACTACAAATGGAACTCCAGGTAGTTCTGGTGCATATACTCAAATAGCAGTAGATATTAATACACCTAATGTTGTTTATTACCAATGTTCAAGTCACTCTTACATGGGTAACTTTGCAAACACTATATCTAATTATGTTAATGGCGCTTTAAATGTAGGTACATTATTAAAAATGCCTGACAATACATCTGCTAAAATATTAGTTGCAGATGGTACAAGTTATCAAGAATCAGCAGTATCAGGTGATGCAACAATTGCATCTGGTGGAGCATTAACTTTA